ACCGCCGCGACGTAGCGCCCGATGCCAGCGCGGTAAAACATCAGCGTGGCCGAGCCATAGAGGAGGGTCACATCGTCGAGCGCGTTGTAGAGGCTGCGGAGGCGCGGCGTGCCGATAATGCCGCCGTCAAAGCTGTTTTCCGCCACATGGACCACCCGCGACCAGTGCACCAGGGTCGAGAAGTTGGTCAGGCGACGTCTGGTGGTGGCCAGTCCGGTCTGCCCGCGCCCGACTTCGATGCGGTACTGCTCGGGTTTCAGGTACCGCGCCGTGCTTTCGTCGCCATTGTAGGTCTCGATCTGCGCCCAGACCTCACTGTAGGGGGTGATATAGGTGAGTTGGCGGGCTCGCCGCAGGGGAGTGTTGAGGGTGGCTCCATCATCGACGCCGAGGAGCAGCACCGCAAAATGGCCGAGGCCCATCAAAATATCGAGGGTGCGCCACACCATCGGGAGGTTATGCTGCTTGGAGAGCGCTTCATAGGCCGCTTCAAACGGGGTCACCGGGTCGGCCCCGACATCATCGGTGATGCGCGGCGGCAGTCGCCAGGTATAGAAGGGGTAAATGTCGATAATGCGCTGCGCCAGTTCCTGCCGCTGGTATTTGGCGTAATAGTCGTCGGCGGTGAGTTCGGTTTTCCACCCGAGCGCGGTCGCCAACCGAGGATGCAGGGACATGCCGTTGCCGGAGAGGCCAATCCCCGCCAACACGCGGGCGAGAGACGGCCAGGTCCCGGAACGCGGCGCGGGCGAGGGCAGAATATGGGGCATCTCCCCCGGCAGCGTGGGGCCGCCAATCGTCGCCTGGGTCCGCAGGGGCACACCATGGCCGCGCAGGGCCTGATAGGCCGCTGTCAGGCGGGATCTGAGCGTAAAGCCAGTCGGCTCCGCCATGCGTAGGGAATCTCCTGGGGCAAGGAAAGTTGGCAGGAGGGTACCAAAGTGGTCGGAAGAACGCAAGATTTTTGATGAAAAAGGGGAGCCATTGGCTCCTGGCCACGCCCGCAGCGTCCGCCACGGGGCAAGCCGCTGCGGGCGTGGGGACGTTTACGGGACGGTCCAGACGACAATCTCGCGGTTGCGCACCAGGAGACTGTGCTGTGCCAGGACCCAGTCGGTATAGGCCGTATACCGTGAAGCACCAGTCGGGCAGGCAATGCGCATCGTCACCGGCAAGGGCACCCGCGCCACCATGTCGAGGACATGATCAACATAGCGATGCTCCGGGCTGTGCCAGTGTGTGGGCTGGATGATGAGGGCGAGAGAGGCCCCGGACTGTAGCTTCTTGCCAAAGTCCCGGATGGTGCTGGCGAGCCGGTCGGTGAACGCCTCTAAAGGCATATTGGCCAGGTCTGTCGGGTCCTGGGAATAATCGCCTTCCCGTTGCTTCCAGTATGGGGGGTCGAGGTAGACCAGCCGCACGTCGCGCCAGTTATGGAGCGGTGGCAGGCCGTCCGTGAGGTCATGGCCGCGTATCTCATGGGCACGCTCGGGAAGGGGCTTGCGATCACTCACCCAGTAGCGCCGCAGCCGTTTCTTGCAGACTTCGATGGTGGAGCCGCTCCCGGCGAAGGGGTCCACCACAATGTCAAAGGGCTGCGTATACAGGTACAGCAAGCGGTCGAGCCATAGCGGCTCCGTGCTGCCGGGGAAGTCGCTGTGGGGGGTCGGGTCCTTCTCATTCCAGACGTTGGTTTGGGGGATTCTAAAATCACCGTCAATGCTATGGTCTGGGAGACTTCTAGTCATTTTGGCCATGTGGCCATTTCTTCTAAACGCCTCGATCCAATTACTAATCGTTCGCTGCGTGACACTACAGAGGTCCCCGATCTCCTCCTGGGTCGAGCAGGCCAGCCAGAGTTTGAACGCCTGTTCTTTCGTTTCCTTCTCGGTATCTTCGTCAATGCGGTGCAGCCATCGATTCAGGGTGCGTTCTGGGACGGAGTAGCCCAGGCACAACTCGACTTTGAAGGCCGCACGCTCTTTCAATGGGGTCTCGCGGTAGAGCGCGCAGATCTCTTTTTTCTTCTCCTCCTGCGCGAGCATCCACCCATGCTGACTATTCCGCGAGCCGGCCAGGAACTTGAGCTGACGCTCACTGCTCGTCTCGGTCAGCCGGGTACGGATAGTCTCTCGCCCTTCCTTCTTGTGGGCCATCCAGCGATGCCACCCATCAATCAAAATATAGTGTTGATTCACTTCGATGGGCGGAAGCTGTTCCAGCGTATCCGCATACTCCGCCACTTTCTCATGGCTGGTGGCCGACCGGGGATACAGATCCTCCCGGTACACCACCGCGTCTACAGGTAAGTCGATAAGGCGGCCATCAAGGCCGTTCTGTTCCATGGAACCTCCATTACGTGAATATCATAGTGCGCAAAGACCTGTGCGTGTCGGGAATCAAGCGTGGTGGGCAGCGCCAACCATAAGGCCGCCGTGGGATACGCCTGCCGGGCCATGAGGAGTTGCCCGAGCGCCATGGTGAGCGCACGCTGGCCGGTCGAGAACTTTCCTTCAATGACGAGTTGCCCGGTCGCCCGCGCCGCGACCACATCCACCCGACCATACGCCGTGTACACTTCCCGCTGACAGTCCCAGCCGTGCGCCTGTAAGGCGGTGACCAGCGCCGTCAGCATGGCGTGTTCCGAGGCAAACGCTTGCCGCGCCTGGAGCGCGGCCTCGCGCTCCAGGGCGCAATGCGCCTCCCAGAGCCGTTGACAATAGGCCGGGTTCCAGTTGCTGAAGTAGAGGTACGGGGGTTTCATGCCCCCAATCCAGCGCTGATCGCTATGGATCAAGACCAGCTCCCCGTACACGGTAAAGCGCAGCGTGGCGGCTTCCCGTAAGGTGGCGGCATCATAGGCGGCGCTGCCGAGCATGGCTTACACCCCCTCCCCTACAGCGGTCAGGGCCAGGTGGCGCTCCAGGCTGTTCTGTTCGGCCTTGGAGAGCGGCAGGTCGAGTTGTTCTTTGACCTTGGCAATGGCCAGCAGGAGATTGCCCCGGTGCGGCGTAATCGTGCCACTGGTCGAGACAATATGCCCCTGCCACAACTCGCCCTCCCGCGACCAATCGAGATTGGCCAGTTGGGCCATTTTCGCCTCTTGCTCCGGCGTAAACGTGTCACTAATCGTCTCCGTCATGAGCAAAATCGCATGGCCGACCGCGCAGAGCACATTCAACCCGCCCCCGGAAAAGTGCACATAGGTACTGCGCATCTCGGGGACCGGGTCCTGGGTCGGGGCCTGTTCGAGCGGACGCTCCGCCACCGCCCGCCAGGGGCCATTCAGGGCCGTCATGCGGGTAAAGAAGGCCACCGCACAGCGTTCCCAGGCGTGATAGGCCGGGCCGATCTTCTGGTTGACGCGCTCCATCACGGTCACATTCTTGCCTTTCACCTCGCCCAGCAGGAGATAAAAGAGCCCGCCTTTAATATGATTGGTGGAATAGAGCATCAGGGAGTTTTTGCCAATGGTATTACTCAGGCGCTCCGTGCGGGCTTTAAACAGCGGCACCTGCTCGATCAACGTGCGGACCAGCGCGTTGCCTTCCGCCCGTCCGTCATATTCGACGAGCAAGGAGGGTTCCAATTTCTTGGTCTGCGCGGCGTCATAAAAATCCTGGTGGATGCGGGCCAGATCCATCTCTTCAATCAGCGTAATGCCGATGCCATCGGCGGTCAGTTCCGGTTTCTCCTCGGCGGCATGGCGCAAGCCTTCGACCCGATGCTGCCCATCGGTGATATAGAGGGCATCGCGCTTGGGCAGCACAAAGACGCAGGGGCGCGTCGGGGCGGGACTGGCCACCGCAAAGACATCGAGAGGCACACTCGCATTCAGAATCACCGGGGGGATGAGATAGAGGTCGTTCTTGCGCAGGTAGAGACTGATGTCTTTGACATGGCCCTCATTGAGGGGGCGATTGCGGGTCGTGCTGGGGTCGGGTTTGGGTTCGCCACGCCGCCGCCGCTGAGGGCTGATGGTCAGATCAAAGAGCAATTCCATCGGCAGGACGGCAGAAATAAACCGGCGACCGCCCTGCATGTAGAGCGTCCCCGACACGGCCAGGCTAAAGCCGTGCATCGCGACGGCATTGGCGGCAGACTGCGCCGCTTCCAGGGTGGGATACTCATGGACTGGAGTAAACGCCTTCTCGGACGTCATACGTCATCTCCTTGAGATGTTAGACTGTACGTATAGATGTTTTACGCTATATAAAACACACTATACGTACATTATAAAACGTACAACTCGTAGTGCAAGTATTTTTTTACAGGGAAGAGAGACAGGCAGGAGAGGCGAGCCTCTCAGAGCACTCCGGCCCGGCGTTTGGTCGAGGGGAGCAGCGGCGTGGCGGCCCAGACCAGCGCGTCGAGGCGGTTGGGCGACGGCGCCCCGGATTGCGGGGTCCAGGTGGTCAACTCATCTTCCAAGGCCGCAAACGTGCCGACATGGTGGACCCGTCCCTGTTCCGCGAGCAGCCCCACAGGTTCGGCCCGCGCCTGCTTGGACTGGGAGGCCCGGACTAACTCGACGCGGATGGGAACGCCCAGGGTACGGGCGGCGGTCGTGAGCGTACTCTGCACCATGAGCCCGCCATGGTTGGCTTCCGCAATCAACCGCGCTCCCGGCCAGCGAGCAGCGAGTGTGAGCGCGGCCCGCGCCCAGATCTCGGGTTTCCCGGCACAGGAGGCATCATCGAGCACGTAGAGGTGGCCATCGACAGCCCGCGCCACCGCGAGAATGCCGCACTCGGTCACGTCGCCACCGGGAGGATCCACGCCCACACAGATCTGGGTGAGTAGCGGGTGCTGGACGCGCCGGTTGGCCTCGATCTGCGCCAGTTGCCACAGTGCCCCCTCGGTATCGTCCAAGACCTCGGCGTAGAGTTCCTGGCGGCCCAGGCGGGTGCCTTCATAGCGGCGGCGGATGCGCTCTAAAAAGGAGGGCGCGAGGTAGAGCGCGTTGTCATAGGTGCTCCCCCGCGAGATGACCGTCTGCGGGTCACGCAGGAGGGTTTTGAGGAGCGGAATGGGGCGCGGCGTCGTGGTCACGCACACCTGCGGCTGGTCCCCGGCGCGTAAGACAAACTCCAGATTGTCCCAACACTCCTGCGCATACTTGAATTTCGCCAGCTCATCGACCCAGGCGTGGGAGACGTTCGGCCCCCGGAGTTGCTCCGGGGCGTCCCCGCTGTACGTGGTGGCCCAGGTGCCATTGGCCCAGATGACGCGCCGTTTCGACGGCTCGTAGAGCGCCGGTGCCCACGCCGGCGCACAGGCGATCAGCCCGGAGGGGCCTTCGATCATGACGTCGCGCACCTCTGCCGCCGTCTCCCCCACCAGGGCGAGATGGCCCGGTTGCGCCAGGGCCTTCTCGGTCAACCACTCCGCACCGGCGCGGGTCTTGCCGTAGCCACGTCCGGCGAGAATCATCCAGATGACCCACGCCCCGGTGGGCGGAAGCTGTTCCGGGCGGGCTTCCCCGAGCCAGGACTGACTGAGCCAGCAGGACAGCTCATGGGGGGAGAACTCTTTCAGGGCGAGCTGGCGCGTTTTGGGCGGCAGCGCGGCCAGGCGCGAGAGCAGACTCGCGGGCATCAGGCCACATCCTCGGCGGCGGGAGGCGGCAGGGCCAGCGGTTCGGGTTCGGGCAGAGTGGGCGGGGGTTCCTCGAACAGTTTTAAGCGTTCCGCGAGCCGGGCCTGGACCTCCTGGGCGGTCTGTTGCACCTGGAGATGCAACCCAATGGCCTCGCCGTCCTTGCCGGTCAGTTCATTGCGCTCGACGTAGCCTCGGGCCTTGCCGACCGTGCGCAGACACAGGGAAATCGCCCAGGGTTGGCCGTTTTCGAGCGCTTCCCAGAGTTTTAACTCCGCTAAATCGACCATTTCGCCGCGTTCCAGGTCGAGCGCCGCTTGAATTTCAGGAAAACGATTGAGGTACGTGCGCACCGTCTCATGTGAGCACCCTAATTTGCGGGCGGCCAGATACTGCATCCCACGGGTGTACTGAAGGGCGGTAATGACTTGCTGCGGGGTATAGCGCAGTTTGCGTGCCATCGTTTTCGTCACCATTATTCCAGGTTATCGTTCGTATACCAGGTGGACCACAGCCGCCCGGTCATGACGTGCAACGCCCGCACTGCGCCTTGTTCCGCCGAGAGGCGCTGCTCCCGTAAAAACTGCCGCATGGCGGCTTCCGTGCCAAAGTGGACGACCAGTTGCCAGGAGGTATCCTGGGGCTTTTCCAGACGTTTCGGGACGGGCCGCAAGCGCTGCGTCAGCTCTTCCACGGAGGCGGCATCATAGCCCGTGCCGAGTAACGCCGAGGGGACCGGGCGATGTAGTTCCTGTAACAGTTCACTGAGCGCCCGATCGTCGCGCACGCCCAGGCGACTGGTTTCATTATCCGCCACCACCAACTTCAACGCCAGCGGCTCCAGGTGGGTCAGGGGTAAGCGGCGGACGGGGAGTTTCTCCCACTTGAGCTGCCGCGCCGCTAACGCCAGGCCATGGCCGGCCAAAATGTAGTTATCCTGGGAGACGACGATGTTTTTAATGACCCCAAACTCCCGCAAAGACTGCCGCAGATGCGCCAGTTGATCCTCGGGGTGCTCGCGGTAGTTTTTGGGATGCGGGGAAAGCGTCTCAATCGCCACCAGTTCGATGGGATAGTGGTCGAGGGGAGACGAAGGAGAGGCAGGAGACGACACTTTCCGAGTGTTGCGCATGACTGTCCTCCTAATCCAGAAGGCCCAACGTCGCCAGGATCGCATCCAGATCGTCAGGCCGCCACACCGACACCTCCGGGGCCGCACACGTCGCCAGGAGCCGGAGCCAATGGGTCTGCTCGCGGGTCAGGCGGCCATGGTCGGTTTTCAGCTCGCTAATCAGCAAGCGCCCCGGTTTGACCAGCACCAGATCCGGCCACCCCGGCTCAGAACCCTTCGAGTTCAGCGTGTGGTAGGTCTCCCAGCCGGCCAACCGCGCTGCCTCGCGCACGGTTTTCAGAAACGACGCTTCCGTCAGCGGCAGGTGCGAGGAAAAGCGCTGCGGGCTGCGATATCTACGGCGCACTTGCCGGCACCCCCAGCGACGCGAGCAGGTGTTCGCGCCACCAGTCCAGACACCGCTGTCGCCACCGGGGAGCCTTGATCGCATCGGCAGCCAGCGCGATCGCTCGCGCCATCCCACGCGGAATGGCCAACTCTTCGGCGGCATAGACATAATCCCCAGCGCCGAACAGCACCAGATGGACGTGATAGCAGACCGCCGTCAACGGGCAAAACAGCGGCAGGACGTGCCGGGTCACGCTCCGATCCAAGAGGTGGAACCGGATGGCCGGATGCTCCCGTACGTCCGGTTTCTCCATCACCTCGGCGGCCAGCGCCAGTTGACTCAGGAAGCGCTCGCGAATCTGCTGGCTGTAGTCACTCATGGGGCTCTCCTGACGCGGCAGCAAGAGCCTGTTTCCAGCCCGCCACGTAGGCAACGGCGGCGGCCCTGGCTTCCCCAAGCGACGTGTCGGGGCACACACTGTACAGGCGGGCCATCATGTCGGTGTTGACGGGCTGTTGCTGACGCTGCCCGGTCGCCATGAGGCGCGTCACCTCGGCAATCGCAGCGGCCACCAGTAAATAGTTCAGGTGCTGCTTCACGGCGTCACGATACGGATCCAAGGTGGCGTTATTTGGCTCGATCAGGAGCATCCCTGCCCCAGACAGATGCAGGGTAAAGCCCCCGCGAGAGAGGGCCGAGTGCAGGCTGATCCCCGACTCCCACCGGCGAGGACTCCACATCTCAGGGATTAAGCGCTCTTGGAGCATCAAAAACCCTCCTCTTGTTCCTCCAAGGCCATCAAATCGGGTTCGTCCTCGGGCACTTCCAGCGCTGGCCCACCCTGGTCCGAGGCCACGGTCGCCAGTTGGGGCTCGGGCGCACCATCGTGGCGGTCAAACATCTCCGCAATGTGCTGGCGGGCTCGCGCTGGGCCAATCGTCCCGGCCAGTTCGCCTTCCGGCTCGGCTAAGGCGGTCTGCTGCGTTGCCGTCAGCGGCACATACTTGCAGACGTTGGTCAGGGCCGTTTTTCTCCACATCTCCAACTCCCGGCTGACCCAGGGGCCTTTGTAGCGCTCGGGATTCTTGCCGATGACCTGGATTTTGACCATTTCCAGGTCGAGACGGTCCATGTAGTGGACGTGCCAGACGTATTTGGGGGTGATAATCGCCCCGTAGGCCCCCTCGGGATCGCCCCGAGACCCCCGCGCCGGGATGTGGATGAGCGGCTTCGTGGCCTCCCCGTAGTCGAGCGAAAAGGTGTCGCCACTGTATACCACCTCACCAAACGCCTTGAGGCCGATGCCATTTTGCTCGATCAGCCGCACCAGGCCCCGGTAGTAGCGCATGTAGGTCGCGGCATACGTCTCGTCACGCTGCTTAAAGGCCACCAGCGTGCAATCAATGCCCAATTCCAGCCCGTCCTTGGCCGCCCGATAAAAACCCTCCATGATCGACTCCCGCGTACACATGAGCAGCTTCGGCGTCCCATGCAACATGATGAGCGCCTGGGCGACAAAGCGCTCCACGTCCATGCGCGGCGGCAACAGATGTAGAAAGACCTCCTTATGGCGCGGAAGGTCATTTTTATAGGCTTTATACGGGACCAGAGCCGTTGCCTGAGGCATACCACACCCCTCTCTCGACGACGCCGGAACGTGCACCAGCGTCCACGGTCTAGGTTCTACCCCGCCTGCTGGCTACTTTCACCAGCACAGAGAGGCTTTTGACTCCTCATTTTCTGTGGATACGCCCGCCACTTCTTCGGTTCGACACGGCCAAAAGCTGCGATGGAACGTCAGTCTGGCGCGGAACACCCGGCAGAAAAGTGGTCTAACGTATGAATTTCACGGATTATAGCATATTTTTTTGGTCGAGAATAGCGAGCAGGCCGGCGAAGGGGCGAAAAAACCCGCATCTGTCGCAGAAAAGCGCCCAAAAGCGCCGCTCCGCCGCATGGGAGTAGGGAGACATGGGTGCACCGTGGTGCGAGGTAGGACAAGGTATTACCTCGACATGGTACGAGGTATGACATGGTAATACCTCCGAGGTATGACAAGGTATTACCTCATGGTGCGCTACCCTATGGGGTGTCATACCAAGGTATGACCTCATGGTGCACCCTGGCATGACAACACTAGGCACCATGTGTAGTCAGAGTCCGACCTGTATACAAGCGCTCCCTTGTATACAGCCGGGAGCGAGGCATGGTGTAGGGTAGGGCACAGGGTAGGGCCACAGGGTAGGGCACAGGGTAGGGCCACAGGGTAGGGTGATAGGGTGACCTGCTCCCTTCGCGCCATGGGAAGGGAGGAAGGGAGGAAGGGAGGAAGGGTAGCGCACCATGGCACACCATACCATGGGATAGGGAAGAAATCGCGCGAGGATAGCCCTAGAATCCACCGAAGGGAGTAGGATGATCAATCTCCCCATGCTATGGTGTCTCGTGCCTCCAATGGCACGCTAGCGGGCAAAAACAGCCTATGGTGTCGCATGTCGGCATGGTGGGCCAGTATGCGAGGCATGGGACAGGTAACGATAGGTCTACCCTATGGTGCGACATCAAGCTATAGGTCTATCCTATGGTGTCGGGTATGAACGTGACAGTGCTAGTGGCGAGTGCACAGTGCTAGTGGCAAGAAGATAGCGAGCAGGTATATGCATTTCGGCCAGTATTTACCTTGCATCGTGCTCATAACCTATTGATATTGCTTAATGAGCCAGATAACACATTGATTAATGGTGACTTACGGTAGTGTCTCGATTGTCTCATGCTATTTCCTATATACCGTACTACGAAGGGAGGGAGGAGGAAGGGAGGAAGGGGGGGGGGTTAATACCCCCTTGCATATCCTTAACACTCCTCCCTTCCTCCCTTCCTCTCTTATCCCATGTATATACTTTTCTTTTTTAATGAGACATGAGACAGAATAGTATAAAGAGAGCAGATACAGTAGTTTACCTGTCTCGTACTACACTTTTGGGCAGTATGGGACGCCATGAGACAATGAGGCAGTAACAGAGTAACAAGGTCGGGGAGTAGCGCGTAGGCTCTCGCTACCCTGCTCCACTTCGGAGGATAGGCTGGCGAGACAGGGTGACAAGTGGGCCATGGCGTGAAAATGGCGTTTATGGTGTCTGGCATGCCGTAGGTTGTGTGTGAGGTATGGCATGGGTGTCTGGACACTAAAAAGCCCGCTAAGGCTTTCTTGGTACCTTAGCGGGCTTTTTTAGGCTATCGGTGGGCTATCGGGTTATTCCCCTATCATGGCCCAAGAGTGCACCCCCAGTAGGGTACATACAAGTTCTAGCGCACATTGCAGGGTATACAGGTCTGGCGTATCGTGACCTGTAACCGATCGGTCAACATGAGCTTTAATGGCGTTCTCTAGCGTGACCTGGAACGTTTGCAAGTGATGCCTGTCAAGTCTCATGGCACGCGTAGCGATGTCGTTCTGCATGGTTCTCGTATCCTCTCAGTTAAAATGGGATTTCATCGGTATCATTCTTCCGACTCATGGCATAGCGGACATCGCTACAGATCTCGCATAGCCCACTTACACCATAAAAGCCCGTGCCGGCCAGACTCTCACCACATTCGAGGCAATGTGTGCCGGCCAGACTCGGTTCATAGTTTCCTTCTTCATCGGCAAACAAGGCCGCACAATAATCACACGTCCCGTAATAATCGGCGGTATGGTTCAAGCGAGTCAGTTTCTCCCCGCATTCCATGCAGCGCGTAGGCTCGCTGTCATCCTTGTCAAGATCTTCGGCCAGTACAGCCTTGGGTGAGGCAGGTTTGCTGCTCGCCACACTATAAGGCGTCCGAAGGGTATACCGGCTCCATTTGTCCAGATCTGCCTCACTCGGTATCGGGCTAGAGTACCAGGATCCATCATGCCATTTGCCCCGTGCCTCCCCGATAATGATTGCTTTGCCCGTGATAGGCAGGATTGCCATACGCGAGGATCCTATAGCCCTGTCTAATACTTCGCGCATGGCCCCATGGCGTAGGATGTCAGGGTACTGTGTCACTAAGGGCGACAGTACATTGTCAACGTAGTCTCTTGTATCAGAGATACGCTTATTACCATACCCTTGGATATGGCCATTGTGAATCAGTGCGCTACCATCGGGTAGCGCGAATGGATGACAGTTATCCTTGCCGATTTCACCCATACTGGCCCATCGGAAATGTATGATGCATTCGTAATTGGCATGTTTAATAAAACGTGCTTTGAAGTGGTCGAATGTCATGAGGCCCTTAATAATGTGCACTGTCCCATCACGCCGGACAGCAAACCCTGCTCCATCTGGATTTGCTTCAAAAGCACGTTCCAGATCCTCAAAAAGAATGATACTGTTAGCGGGTTTGTAAATAGCTATACACATGTTGCGATACTCCTCTAGTCGATTATAGACACAAAAAGAGCCAGTACAGCACAGTACTGTACTGGCAAGGTGAAACCTAGAAACGATGCGAGACAGAATCCATGTACGCTATAAGGTTGGGGTAGTACTTTTTGCGAGCCATGACGAAGGCCCACAAGCTAGCCCATGATTCTCGATCTTGTATGCTGGCGTTCATGGCCCATCGGCATAACGCATCAATAAATTCAAGATCTGCCAGCACATGCCGCAAGTTCAGAGTCCCCTTAAAGAGTCTAAACTCGACTCTATCAGGATTCTGTAGGTTGACTGCCTCGTATCTCTTACGGTTTATAGTCCGACCGTCCGTGATTTTTTTGGGTGACAGTTCTGCATAGCACGTGCCATGGGATAGGTAGTTTTCCCGGCCGGCGAGAGCGACAATGCGTGACCTGGTAAGAGGAGAATTGACAAACACCAGGATCTTGCCACATGTCAAGGGTGACAATGGCTTACGGGACGCATTGATGTGTAACCCGCAAGTCGTAGTGTCCCATGCCGTAACATGCTGTGTGAGACTCTTGTCTCCTAACAAGATGGGCCAACGTTCTTTATGGATCTCCAGACTTGCCGGACAGGTCACGACTTCAAATCCATTATTGAGTGAGCCATCGTGCTTACAAATAAAGAAGTCAGGCATGGCTTCTTTCCAATCATTGGCAATGCTGTCCGCGCTATAGCCAGACTTGACTTCCATCTCGTTTTCCGTGCCAAGAAACAAACCACTATCGGGTTTTCCGAGAAACGAGAGGTAGTCTAAAACATTGGTACCGTAGGATTGTATAGCGCGTGTGCACTCGCACTCTTGCTCGCAAGAATCGCACGCATCACACCAGTACGTACCGCCGGTATGGTATTCGTCGCATGCCTGACAGTGCCGGCAATCGCAACAATCCTCGCAACACTCGCAATTGCCACATGTAAACTCGACTACGGCACGACAGCGGTAATTATTGCAGCGTATACAATTGCAGCAGTACCGGCAGCACGTGCAATGCTCGCACATCTCATCGGCATCATGCCTGTCATTGCAGTTTTCACACGCAACGCACTCGCAGCACTCTTGACAATCGCGGCAGCGCTCGCAGAAATCGAATGCGACAGACATGGTCTGGCATGAATCACACAGCCGGCACTCGCAACAATCGGAACAACCTTGGCACGTCTCGCACATGCCATTGTTGCGTGCAAGGCTTTCCAGGGTATAGGTTGTGCGGCACTGGGGGCATGAGACACACTGACAACAATGTTCGCAGAGATTGCAGCCAGTACAGAAACGGCTTGTTTGCTGACGTTGTTGGCAGGCAGGGCATGTCGTACAGTCTGTACAGCAGGTCTCGCACTCGCGATGTTCGAGGCATAGTTCTGGACAGGTAGCGTCTTGAGCGGTATCAGGATGTGTTACAGGGTGACCGTTGGCACATAAACACATGGTACATACTCCCTTGTCGCACTCGACACTATGGAGTATTGTCCATGTGCGAGTGCTGTCTTGTTTGTCGCTAGGTTGCTCTCGTATCAGGGCTAGGTGGTGTTGACGCACTCCCTAGCCCGCCTTGCCAAAGATGGGACACTCTTTTCTAGGCTCCTCCTCCATTTCTATCTGCAAACCTAAAAAACGCCAAGAATCCTGACAGACTTTCCATACTTTCCCCTATATCGGTTGCCTCTTGTGCCGTCAAACTCTGTATCGTCATTATGCCTCGCAGACTTTATGAGTGCAAGGGGAAAAAACAAGAAATCGGCATATTTTTTTTATGTGCGAAGAACATCAAGGGTTTGCTGTGAGACGTCTGGCCGATGGGACGCTAGCAGGGTGATAGGGAGCTGCGACAGGGTGATCCAGGGTGACAGGATGATCCAGGGTG